AGAATAAAGAAGCACAACAAGTAATTGCTCCTTGTAAAGATGATAAATCTATTACTGAATTACATAGTTTTTACTTTGACAACATGCCAGATTACAAGGGTGGACTTATATATACACGTAGGAACACTTTTGATCCTGTGTTTATGACATCACTAATGGACGTCACAGGTGAAGAGTTACCTTATAAATGGTGGGATGTTCGAGATACTATTAGTTATATCGATGGACTGTCATATGGCAGTGATATTCGAAACAACTTCATCCCTGATGATCTGAAAGAAGCATTCGTAGCTCATGACCCTCGTCATGATATAGCAATGGATGTAATGCGTATGCAGACATTAATAGGGGCCCTCAATGCTTAAACTATATACCAAACCCAAGTGCTTCTACTGTCGTGAACTAAAGAAGAAGCTAAAAGAATGGGGCTTTAAGTATATTGATATCAACCTAGAGAATGATTCACGTTGCGAACAGTTCATGCTAAATAAAGGTCATACTACGTTCCCTCAGTTATATTATGAGGGCATTGATATGATGCAAGGTTCTTCTACTGAATTGACATCAGCAGTATTGCGAGAAAGAATGGATGCTGTAGAATGAACCCATTTGATTATGTAACATCAATAACATCAAGTAAGAAAGACTTGATGATCGATGACTTGACAGAGAATTCATATAATCCGTTTATGGTTAATCGCAGCTTATCTTACTTTAGCGACACAGCTATTATAGCAAACGAGATGAACAAGTATCATTCTCTTGACAAAAAACTACAATATCAATTTCTTATAAATATAATCAGAAAGCGCAAGCGCTTCTCGAAATGGAATAAACCTGAATTGGTTCAAGATGTTGATGTTGTTAAGGAATATTATGGCTATAGTAATGAAAAAGCTCGCCAGGTCCTCCCACTTCTTTCATCCGACCAAATAATGAATTTGAGAGAAAAGGTACAAAAAGGTGGTAGAAGAAAACAATAATGTTCACTGGACACCGGCAGACATGCTTGAGATTATCTTGGACGAGCCAGATGATTTTCTAAAAGTCAGAGAGACACTTACACGGATTGGCGTAGCATCTCGTAAAGAGAAGAAGCTATTTCAATCATGTCATATTTTACATAAACAAGGTCGATACTTTATCGTCCACTTCAAGGAGTTGTTTCTTCTTGATGGTAAGAAATCTAATCTAGAAGAGAATGATGTACAACGTAGAAATACGATTACTACTCTATTGAGTGACTGGGGCTTAATCAAGCTTGCAGAAGTATCTCAGTTAGAGTGTGCACCATTACGACAGATTAAGATCATCCCGTTCAAAGAAAAGACTGAATGGGAACTTTGTCCTAAATATAATATAGGAAACAAATAAACTATTATATATAGTATCGTGGATGCGGCAATGTCGGTTCACATCAATTCTTGCTTGCTCAAAAGGAGAAAAAAATGACAGGCTTACAAACACTATTTCCTCGTTCATCATTCGTGGGATTTGACCACTTGTTCAAAGAGCTGGAGTTCACAGCAAAACATGCACAAGATCACTATCCTCCACATAATATTATTAAAGCTGGTGAGACCGATTATATAATCGAACTCGCTATTGCTGGTTTTTCACAGGATGAAATCTCAGTAGAGGTCAAAGACCGAACGCTTACGGTGACAGGGGAACATGAATCTAAGGGTAGAGAGTTTATTCATCGTGGTATATCTACGAAGAAATTCAAACGCACCTTTAGGCTGTCCGAACATGTAAATGTAAACGGAGCAGATGTTCAAGATGGGATTCTTGCAATTAAGTTGGAATATCTCATCCCAGAAAATCAGCGTCCTCGTATAATTCAAATTGGAAAAAACGAGGTATCCAAAAATGACACACGTCAGCAACTTAATGAAAAAAATACTTAGGGCTTTAACCTGGGTTGGTCGATCAATTAAAGAAGGTAGACAACGTTCTGCTAATATGGAAATAGCTAGGATGTTACAAGAAACTGAATATCGTAATGAATCAGTTTATACTGTATACGCTGCATTAAATCGTCAAGATTTACGCAGTATCAGCAAATACCCTTCATGATTAAACGATTAATTAAATGGTTCAAGTTTCCTTCAATAGATCTTCACGAAGAGTACCTATCGAAATCAGTAGATATGTGCGACCTGGAGAGAAGGTTAGAAAAACTAAGATATAAATCACACATGGTGTGGTAATAATATAGGGTAGACTGTAATGGTCTACCCGCCCTTGCTTTAGGAGAGAATGAATTATGCTTGGTAAGAAAAAGGAATTTAATATGAAAGCTCAATTAATTAAAGCAGCACGTATGCATGCTGAAGGTGATCTCGAGCGGGCCAAAACAAATATAATGGTCTATATGAATAACGCAACTGGTATCGGTGAGCACAGTGATATCGTAGAAGCTATCCAGGCAGAGCTAGACAAAATGGCTACTGCTACTGATCGGCTTGATATGTTAAATACTCATTTCGAATGAAACCAAACGGTACCTTCAACTTAGATGTAGAAGATATAAAGATCATTGAAGATGCATTGCTTTATCAGCAGGGTAATCTTCTTGATGACTCTGATAGAATAGCAATCACAAATGTACTCGCTAAACTCTTTGATCAAAAGAACTTCTATAGACCAAAAGCTGGAGAACCCTACGTTAGCGGATGAATAAATAGCTCTATAATGAATGGAGTTAGTTATGAACAGATTCGAAATTATTAATGCAGCTGCAGCAGAATATGCAGCAACAAGAAATGTAGACCGGGATTCTTTTAAAAACATCCTTAACCTTATAGGTAACGGTGAAGAATTGATAACAGCATTGACAGCGCAAAGCAATCTCATGGAGATTGTGGAGAACCATAATATAATGAAAAAACGTAATGAACCGAGTAGCTGAATACTATAAGAACATAGGTCCAATGGAAGACTTTGGTGAGTACATGGAGGGTGACTCCAACTCAAAGGTCTTTACTATTACTGATGATATAGCATATGATTCTGAAGAACTTATGTACGAACTCAAAAAGATTATCAATCCATACGCTGATGAATGGGGTAGAGATCAAATACATATATCAAATGTGCCTGGACATGAAGACAATACAAAGTATTCATATGGTAGTCTCTTTGTAGACCATACTAAATCAACTATAGACAATCTACATTTCTATGATAAACCAATCAAAGAAGAATCATTCTCATCTATTAGTACTATATTTAAGGGTACTATATTTGAAACGATTCATTCTGAGTTATCAGCTAAGCATAATATAGGCAGGTTCCGTGTTATGACCGCACGCGCGGGTGGTTGTTTAACCTGGCATCATGATACACAACAGAGATTGCATTATCCTATTGAGACCCAGAAAGGATGCTTTATGGTAGTTGGAAATGAAATGCGACATTTAAAACAAGGCAAATGTTATATGGTAGATACAACAATTCATCATACTGCAGTGAATGCTTCTCGAAAACATCGAATTCATTTGGTTGCAAATGTTCTTTCCTGAAGGTGTAAAGAAGGTTGGGTTGTTTCTATCAGGTGGCACTGATTCTGCTTTAATCCTTTACCATTTAGCTATGAAAGATATTGAGGTATTTCCAGTGCATGGATATGCAGTTGGAACTCCTGACATCAATTCTGTTCAATCAGCAAATGAAGTACAGAACTGGATTCTTATGAGGACAGGCTTAGATGGTACATTGAAAGCACATCTACATGATATCTTTATACATCCTATGGATTATAAGGATAAGTCTAAATACTATTATATGAAACCTGCTCGTCTTTATCATGAGCAAATGTTTGGTGTAACGCATTGGATGTTTGGCACAACTCGTGGGATGCCCGATTCACCTCGACCAGAACTGAGAGATGATCGAAATGATACTGTTACTCCACCATCAGAGTGGAGTGATATCATCTCGCCGTGGGCTCTTCATGATAAGAAACATATAGCAAAACAATATAAAGAACTAGATATCCTCGGTCTTTCAAACAAAACCAATTCATGCATTGCAAGTTCAGACGAACCGTGCCGTGTATGTTGGTGGTGTAAAGAACGTTATTGGGCATTTAATTCCTTCGATGGGGGTGTACAATAGACTGTAAACGTGTTATAATTAAGTTAATTATGAGGGAGCTTACATGAAATTCTATACTAAT